CTTCTTCTCTAAGTCTATCTTGCTCTCTTTTCTTTCTTCTGCGTTCTGCTATTTCTACAAGTTTTTCGTTCTTTGCACTTGCTTTGTATATCTTTTCAAGGTTATTAACAGTTTTTGAAAGTCCAGATATTGAACCACCTAGTCTATTGGTTGCTAAAAGTGTTGTACGAGCTGCTTCATTCGAGGCAGTTGCTGTCGAGGCAGCACTACCTGGATTAATGAACTTGTACATTGAAATTTTAGCCACTAGACTTAGACTGTTGATCCTTCATTCGTTGATTCTCTTCTTCGAGAAATTGTATTAACAAATTCATGTAGATCTCTTTTTCCCAAGGCAGCAAATTTTCAATATGCTCAATTTGCCACTTATGATGATGAATTAATGCAAAATTAGTTTCATAATAACCACGCAAATCAGCGTGCATCAGGGCTATGCGAAAAAACTCGCTAGTCCTTCAAGTTTTACTTCACTCTCAACTTTTGTGTTAGGATTAGTCACTTTCAATGTATGCTGTAGTTTTGGCATACTTTCAAAGAAATCTTGCACTTTCTTAAACTGATCAGAAGTCATTTGATCTAGAAATGCATTAAGCTCCTCTTTTGGTAAGTCTTTACACTCATATACCTGTTCTGTATCTGCAATAGATTCGATACACCCAGCTGCCATTTTAAAGACTTGATCAACTCCACCTTCATTTTCTTGGAAATTCATTTCTACAAAAACATCCAAACTTGGATATTTCATGGTAAGAACAATTTCTTCAGATAATTTAATTTCCTTTTTATGACCTTTAGTCTTGTGAATTTTAATTTGGTCTAAAGGAATGGAAACAGGAACTTGTGTTTCACCATCATCAGGGCATGTCACATTTACTTCTACAGATTCACCAACAGACTTGGTTCTGATCTGTAAGAAAACGTATTCAATATCAAAGGTTGATAAATGCTCAACATCTTTAATATCGGTGCATGCTTTAATAATGTTCTTAATAGCAGTGATTAATTCTGCTTGTTCACCAGTTTCAGTTGCAATTAATAGAATTTTCTCTTCTTTTACGAGAAAAGGTCTAAAATTCACCACTCTGTTATCAGAAGGAAGTTTAAGTTTAAACTTCGGAGTATTTAATACGGGAAGTGCCATAATAATATATTTTCAGTTGTAATTATTTAGTTGAAAACCCTAAAGGGTCATTTTTTGGGACGAATTTTTTTCGGGGTATTTTGGTAAAAAAAGTCTAAATTATATATGCGATCTACCAGTAATTGTCATTATTGATAGCCCCTTTGCTAAATCCAAATCCATTTGCATCTCCTGTTGATACATGTGCACCATGTTGATTATTACCAATATCTACGTTGTTTCTTAATGCAGGGTTCTCAACAATAAATTCCTTATTGCTACCACCATTATAAAGTGGTTTAGCATAGAATCTATATCTCTCAAAGTTAAATGATACAGTCATTGACATAATTCTTGCTTCATTATTGTTTAACTGTACTGATCCAATGTTAGTTGGATATACATTTCTTAACTCCCACATACCATGACAACCGTAATACTTTGCTTGGTTTGCAATGTAATCTAGAGCCGATTGTTTAATTGCAGGATCACTTTTCAGGTAATTTAAAAGATTATTGTCCGCTATAGTGCTACTACTACCACCAAATATACCAGAACCATTAAGAATACCACCTATTTTTTTCACAGTGTCATTTTTATTCAGGAAATTCTCAACTTTAGGACCACCACCTCTTTCAAATTTGTATATCCTTACTCTTGGGCAGCAATACATGTTGTAAAAGTGTGTGTATTGATTAGCATCATTGTTCATCAATGAAGCCCATCTTTCAAAGATTACTCTAGTTCTTTGAGTTTTTGGCATCTTGAATGTCATATTAATCTGACTAAATGCATTACCAGTAGCATACTTATATGCAGATCCCACATTCATAATCTGAGCTGTAGTTATCTGTTTACTAGGTAAAGTTACACTATCAACATAGTAATCTAATAATAATTTATCGTCACCACTCTCAAATTTATCAGTAAGCATAGGAGGAGTAGCAAATTGCACTGTGTATATGTTAGTAAGAGAGAAGTCTCCTGCTTTCTTCCTACTAAAAGCCATAAACTCTTGCAATTTACTTGAAGATACATCTCCTGCACCAGGTATCCCAGTCGTCTGCGTAGCACCTACGTACTGGACAACATCTGTTATTACTTGTAATAATCCTCCAAACATTATACTCCCAACTCCTTTTCTGTAATGATCATGAACTTATATCCGTTATCTTGACAAACTTCTTCAGCTGCGTTCCATTTAGCTTTGTTGACAGCCCAAGTTAAAACTTCACTAACATATCTCTTAGTGATTTTCTTTTGAGTCTTAGGTTCTTTAGTTTGTTTCAATGGTTTTACCTCAACCATATACTTTTTACCTTTGATTTTGACATAGAAGTCTGGATAATACTTGTGCCTTTTACCATCAACAGGACTTACATAAGGAATAACGATCTCTTCACTACCCCATTCTTGTACGGAAGAATTCTGTTGGTCACACCAAAGCATAAACTTATGCTCCCAAGATGAACGGTAAACAATGTTGCGAGGATCGCCTTTATACTTATTTGGATTGCGTGGAATGTACTTTCCTTGTCTAAACCTCATAAATACATATGATACAAGTAATATTATTTAGGCAAAAACTTGAGCATTTTTAGATATCCAGAAAAACCTCCCGCACAAGATCAGGGTTACGGTTTAGCAGACGCTGAAACTGGTGCCATTGACTACCTTATGCTGCGTAGAGAAAGATTTGACTATGATGCTACAAATGTACCTGCATTTTATAATAGAGAAATACCTGGTAATAGAGCAACTGTAGTACAACATCCAGATAGATGTTATATTGCGATACCACCTGGTATTCAGACATCTTATGGTCCTGCATATAGAAGAGCAGACATTGGTGTTGCAGGTGTGACGGCAACAGGTATGTTGAATGGAAATGACAACGATTTTACAGACCTAGCAAAAACTTTACAAGATGCTGCAGGTGCTGCACTACCTGAGTTTTCTACCAACATGGTATTACAAATGGTAAACGGATTCAATAACTTTGTAGGACTACAAGGTAATTTGGATCTTAATGCTATTGAAAATCTACAACAAGGTAGAATATTCAACCCATATAGTGAGCAAATATTTCAAGGTATGAGTTTTAGAACACATAACTTTGCATTCAAATTCTTTGCTCGTGATGCACAAGAATCAAAAACTATACAATCTATTATAGATTATGTGAAGATTGGATCATTACCAAGAGTTCGTTCTGGTAATATGGGTAAAAAATATACTAATAACCAATCAACATTTAAGATTGATGGTAATGATAAAGTGACTTCTGTGACAAGAAAAGATGAAAAAAATTATAGAAATTTATGGCAAGATAATTTCTTTAAGAAATATAATGAGGGTTATGCTAAGAACAATAGATTTTTTGAGATACCTGATAGATTTCAATTAAGATTTGTCCGTTTTGGTGCAAACGCTACAGGAGGAATGAACAATCTAGGTGAAAGTACAAGAAGAGATTTGATGTTCAAGATTTATCCCTCAGTTTGTACTGGTATATCTGTAAACTACACACCAGATAATCAATACGTTGCTTTCAAGCAACCGATAGACGATGGAATCTCAGTTCCTTCAGTAGTTTTACAACTTAGTTTTACTGAGACAAGACTATTAACCGAAAATGACGTAGCAGTGGGGTACTAATGCAATACTTTTCTTTACTTCCAAATGTATTTGTTGGCGAGGGCATCACAGATGATGAACCCTATAGATATCGTCTGGTTAAAAATCTTTTTAGACGTACAAAGATTAGAGAAGACTTAGATCAATACATTACACTACTAGAAACAAGAATTATCCCTGATGGAATGAGACCAGAAGAGGTATCATTACAAGCTTTGGGTAGTCCATACTTAGATTGGATTCTTTTAATGGTAAATGAAATAACTGATGTATATGAACAGTGGCCAAGAAGTGAAGAGAGATTACTTTCTTATGTACAGAACAAATATGATTTACCAGATGATGTACATCATTATGAAACTGTAGAAGCAAAATATAATGGTGTGATAGTATTGAATGAAGGTATAACAGTTAACGGTGATTGGAGAACTATATTACCCGATGGGACTACACTAGGAGAGGAGCAATCAATATATCCTGTCTCAAATTATGAGCATGAAAGATATCTTAATGATAAGAAAGCAGTGCTTAAAATACCTACCAATGCTGTTGTTCAATTCATTTTATCTGAGTTTGAAGAGTTAATCTCATATGAACCACATAAAGAATTAGATAAAGAAGGTAATAAGAAAACAGAATTGAGTGCTGCAGCAAGATTCTTAGAAAGTTCTGGTTATGTCACTGGTAGTGTCAACCTAGCAACAAGTATGGGAACTGTCACCTCATTTGATAATGGTCCTACTACAACAAGTGCCAATGTCGGAGTCGTAACTTCTACTACTACAACAGATACTACTACAACTACCACACCAGTAGGCACAGGAACTCAGGCAGCAGAGACTAACACATCATCGAGCAGCAGTACATATTCAAGTAGCAGTAGCAGTTCTTCTTCTAGTTCTTCATCAAGTAGCAGTAGTTCTTCATCATCAAGTTCTAGTTCCTCTAGTTCCTCATCAAGTTCTAGTGGAGGATACTACGGAGGATACTAAAAAACCCTTAAGAGGGCATTTTTTGGCGGGATTTTTTTTGCGATATTTTGGTAATTATTATATGTTTTCCCCTACGTAAGCAGGTATATCTCCATCGTCATCATCATCTTCTTCTTCAGCACTAAAAACTAATAACTCTTCACCATATTTTACACCTTCCATTTCTGGATGAGGTGCAGGTACTTTGTATCCTTTCATAACATCACTATATGATTTAACTGGTGTGTTATTGAAAGTTGCTAAGGTAGATCTCATCATCATGAACATATACACACAAGTCATACCAAATACTGCTGCTAACCCCATAAGGTATATAAAAACTGTGATGTCGTTCATTTCTCTAGTTTAGTTTTATCTTTATTTATGTTTTGTTCTTTCATATATTCCTCTCTACCATCTTTAGTAAAGACTTTTTTCTCATAATCAAAGTAAGGATGTGGTTCAGCACTTACAACAGGATCTTTAGTTTTATTTTTAATGACAATGAATCTATCCTTAGCAAAAGTTCCTGCTAATTGTACCTCAATCTCATCAGTATCTTTCCAATTTATTTCACCTTTTAAATTGGTATGAAGCATTGCTTCTTGTATCTTGTCAATAATTTCTTGTGTAAGTTTCATAATTAATCCTCGTGGTCATCCCATTGATCGGTTAGACCTTTGTTGTTAAAGAATGCTCTGTAAATTCCAAACCCTGATAGTAATACCAGAATTACT